TGTAACACCAAAAAGGCCTGTAACACCAAAAATGCAAAATGTAAATAATAATATTGAAACTGTTATTGCTAATGAAACTGAACCTATAATAAATAATTATCCTGTTAAAGATGAAGAAATATTCAAAACAAAAACAAAAACAAGATCAAGATCAAGATCAAGAACAAGATCAATATCAAGAACAAGATCAAGATCAAGATCAAGATCAAGATCTACAACTAAAATGACTACAAAGAAGACTTCTTTACCTAAAGCAGTAAGTAAAAGGCGGTCGTATTCTCCTTCAATAAATAATAAATTGTTAGTTCGCTCATTAAAAACACTTCCACAAATGTCTATTAAATTATGTGATAGCCTATTACATATAAATATAAACAATACTTGTCTTTCTTATAACGACACAAGGGTTCAGTCTGCATTATTACATAATCTAAAGGCATCTAAACATTTAGATGTTACAAGATTTATACCACCAGTGCAATTTTTATCTAATTGTTGGTTCAATACAATGTTTGTTACATTTTTCTTTAGTGATAAAGGTAGGAAGTTTTTCAGATTTTTCAGAGAATTAATGATTACGGGTAAAAAGATTGACTCCACTTTAATACCTGAAAAAATCGCCAAAATATTTTTCATATTAAATTTATTTATTGAGGCGTCGTATAATCAAACTTCAAAATCTAATATACTATTTGATAAAATAAACTCTTTAACAAATAAATTAAATACAAATTACTTTGTTTATCACATATATGCAATTATAAATAAACCTGCTAATTCTATAAATCCTGACTTATTAATAAGTAACAGTAATCAAATATATGATATACCAAATATTGAAGACCCAGGAAATCCTCTTACGTATTATGAAACGATTTTAAAATATTTGAAATATAATACACTTAAATTATTTAAACATTCATTAACTAAAATAGTTGCTATTGATGAGGTTCTTCAAAGTAAATTTTTAGCAACTATGACTAACGTTATACCAGACACTAACGTTATACCAGACATTATTATATTAGAAGATTTTAAAAGCGGATCTAGTTTTAATAATACTATTACTTTAACAACTGCGCAGTCTATTAGTTATACATATGTATTAGATGCACTAATTATAACAAATAAAGACCATTTTGATCCCGAAGCAAATAGCCATTTTGTTAGCGTATTAACCGTCAATGGTCTAGAATATAAATTTGATGGCAGCAGTTTATCAAAATTGTCGCGTTTTGATTGGAAAAAAATGATAAATGTTGATAAAGATTGGGAGTTTGAAGAAGACCCTAAATATGAACCAGAGTTGTATAACTTTACAAAAGGCTACAAAATTATGTTTTATTATAGAAGCTAATTAGTTTTTACGAGTTTCTTTATATATTTAGAATAATTTTTATATATTTAGAATAATTTTTATATATTTAGAATAATTTTTATATATTTAGAATAATTTTTATATATTTATATATATATATATATATAAAATGAGCGGTTTAAGCAACCAGCCGCCCAATTGGGGGGCTAAGTCGACACCACTAACCCCGGCACAATTACAACAATTAAACAAAGAAATGGAGGAACATCAAAGAATGGTTGCGCTAGAGTATAAAATGAAAAACTTGTCTGTAAAACGTGGTGGCCGTGGTAAAAAACCAAAACGCTTTAGAAAATCAAGACGTGTTAGTAATAGAAGACGTAGAAACAAATCTATTCGAAGACGTAAAAATTAAATATATAACATAATATAGTATATTTTTATTGTTTATAAAAATATACTATAGAAATAATATTATTTTATAAAAAATATACTATAGAAATAATATTATTTTATAAAAAATATACTTTAGAAATAATATTATTTTATTTATATTATATATAAAATGTATGAGGAACCTAGAGATCGCTTGAATGAAAGTGCAGCAAGAAGAGAAGAAGAAAGACAAAGACAAACGAGCCAGCTAAGACAAAGGATAGAAGTCTCACAACAGCCAGTCAGAAAACTGTTTGGTAACAAATATATAACATTTGAGGAATTCAAAGCTGAACCCACTACAGGTGGTCGTACCTGGGAAACAATGGAGCTTCATCCAGACGACAGCCATCGCTATTATAGTGGTATAGCAGCCTCTTTACCCGGCGCCCCGCATGCTATAGGTATGTCAAACGCAGGTGGGCGCAAATTAAAACATAGAAGAAAATCAAGACGTCGCAATAAATCAAGACGTCGCAATAAATCAAGACGTCATAGAAAATAAATATTTTATAGCAAACATTTGCTTATATATTCAATATTATTATTTTAAACTCATTTAAAGATTAAAATACTATTATTTACATACACTAATAATAATGTCATCGTGTGCTATTGTAGAAGATTATCTTAAAATGCATAATGGAAAAAATCTCTCGTTAAGAACGCTACATAGAGATTTAAAAATCAGTCGAGCTAAGATTATACGTCTTATTAGTAGTTCTAAACATATTGTAGCTGTAAAACCGTTGGACGTTGGTTCGCGAGCCTATTTTTTACACGTATATACTTATAAAGCCTGATTAACATAATTCATTAAATAAGTCCAATTTTTCAATAGATTTTTCCAAATTGGACTTATTTAAGTTATTAAATAAATAGTCTGTATTTGGAGTTTCCTCATTTTTTTTTATATCTTTATAAATCGAGTTTATTTTTGAAACTATTACTTGGACTGCTTCTTGGTTTTCAATAATATTTATTGAATAATTCAATTCTTCAATTAATAAAGTAAATGCGAAATATATTATATATTTTCGTTTTTTTTTAACGCTATTATTGTATTTAATTATAAATAAATCGAAGAGATTTTTTATTATTTTATGTTTTAATATGCTTGTGCTACTACTAGCGCTAATGCTACTAGCATTGCTAGCACTAGTGCTAATATTATATTTTTTATCTGTTATTGATGGATCACTATAATAAAATAGTATATCCCATACAATCCATATTAGGTCGTGTGTATGCCCGTGAGGTGCAAATGTTCTATTTTCGCAAACGCATTTTCTCTTCTTTTTAGCACATATATTTTCATATTCTATTAGCCACTCATACCAATAACAAACTTGAATAATATTTTTACTTATTAAATTATAAACCATTTCATTTATTGGTATAATTAGTTCTTTTGGGTCGTCGTGTTTTAAAACAACTTCTGTATAAGTTACATTTGGGGCTTTGAATTTTTCACTCATAGTAGATAGCTCAAATGAATTATTTTTGTCTAAATTTACATCGCATATAACGTTCTTTTTATGTGAATAACATAGCACGCATATTAGCTCACAAAATAATTTGCGGATTTTATCATTGTTCCTCATTTTTATAATATTGTCGCTATAACCATTGTTTAAAATGGCTACAAAATTGTTATAACGCATATTTAAATATAATGTTAATTTTGGATTACCATTATGTATATATTTGTAAGAATAATATAAAATAACATCCCATAAGTCCAAAAAATGCCCTGCACATATGAATTCTGCACTCCAATAACACGCGCTTTCGATTTTTTCATCATATAAATTTTTGATTAGCTCAAGTCGAGCTTTTGATTTTTGAAACTTTGAAAAAGTTATGTTCTTAAATGATTGTCTTCCATCATTTATATAAGATGATTCCATAACTAGCAATATTATTTAATACTTATGAAATACATAAAAAATTTTAATATAATACATAATTTATGTATTAATGGTTAATAATATAATATTAATAATATAATATTAACAATTAATAATAATGAAGTTTATTGTTAAAGCCTATAAAGATTTTGCTAAGTTGCCATTATTGCACAAATTATTTATAATACTTTTAATAATCATAGCTGTTCATTTAGTAAATTATAAACAAGCTACTTATGAAAACTATGATGATATGACATCAGGAAAAAGATTTGAAAGCAAAATAGATAGCGAAGTTTTTGATTTGTTTTATTCTAAATATTATGATGACATTCACGAAAATAAAGATCGGGATGTTGCTCAATTAAAAATAATTCTAAATTATGCTAAAAATAAAAAGTTTGTCAAATTTTTAGATGTAGGATGTGGAACAGGCTATCACGTAAGTTTATTAGATAAAATGAAATATGATGTTGTTGGTATTGATAAATCTAAAACAATGATAGCTGCCGCAAAATCCAAATATCATGATTGTAATTTTAATGTTGGAGATATACTCAATAATAATTTATATGACTATAGTTCATTTACACATATAATATGTCTAAATAAAACCATTTATTATATTAAAGACAAAGACACCTTTTTCGATAATTGTTCGCTATTATTAACAAGTGACGGGCTATTAATAATACATCTTGTAGATAGAGACAAGTTTAAACCATTTATTATTTATAAAAATGACAAAACAGTCCTATATAATCCAGAAAAGTATAATAATGCTATTACAAGAAATTTAATAAAAATAAATTCGAGTTTAGAATATGTATGTGAATATGAAAAAAATGAGGACTATGAAACTAGCGAAACTAGTGAACTAGCAAAACTTGACTTAAACAACCCATATTCGTATTATAAAGAAACCTTCCAAAATGTTGAAACAAATAATGTTCGTAAAAATGTTATAAACTTATATATGCCTACTATTGATGAAATAGTAGCTATTGCTAAAGTAAAAGGATTTATTGTAAAAGATAAGCAATCACTAGATTCCATTGATCACAACAATGAGTTTTTATTTATTCTTAAAAAAGTTTCATAATATTTTGCTTATCTTACTTATCTGCGATATTTACTTGCTCGTGCAAAGGAATCCAGTACAAATAATATAAATAATCCCAAAAATAAATATAAAATTAGTTCTTCAGTAATATGGTTTGTTTTCTCATTGTGTTGCTCTTCTAATAAATGTATTATATAGTCTAATTTTTTCAATAGTTTATTATTATTATTGTCAAAAATCACAGGACTTTCACTTTGACTACTAACATTATAACTTTCGTTATAGCTCGCTAAGCTATTTTTTGCTGAGTTTAAACTTCCTAATACATTGGAATTTTCTAAGTTATATAATGCATTAGCATTATTATTTGCATTGCTTAAAAAAGTATTTTGCGGTATATTGTTGCCTGTTTCTCTCATTTTTTGTATTTTGGCTAATTCACTATTTAAACTATCAGTCATTGAAGTGCTAATAGTTTCATCTATTAAATTGGATTGATAATTTGTACTATTATATGAATCATCTTCTTCACTATTATTGTGAATTTGCGACATTAAATTTCCTAAACTTGTTATTTTATTTTTAGTAGCATCATTATTCTTTGTGCTTGCAACATCAAACTCCACGTTTTTCTTTTTTAAAGTTTTATTTAAACCAGATGATGGTTTCTTTGTTAATTTTGTATCTATTAAATTATTATTTTCAGAATCTAGTAGAGCAGGGCTTAATTGAAACATATTATACTATTATAAAAAAATAAGATTATATTATTTGTAAAAACTACTAAATAAAGTTGTTTAATAAAATATTATAATGTATATAATATGAAAAATTATAATGATTTTAATGATTTTAATGATTTTAATCTGAGATTTTTTAATACACATACTATCAAATTATACAATAATAAAAATGGAATTATATTATTTTGTCTAATATTCTTATTTTGGGCATATTTTTATGGAAAAGATTGTCCGTGTTCAACTAATACAACTTGTATTAGGAATGAATTCTACGGAGTTCAATTAAATCATTTTATATTATTTATAATACTTGGATTATTATTTCCTTCTTATTTTTTTACTTTTCAATGTTTAGGTATTTTATGGGAGTTTGCTGAACATATATTAGATATAAATCCTAATATTGTAAAAAAATATATAGGAGGATGTTTAAAATATCCACCACGCGGATATAATGAAAAAAACAACCCTCATTATAATTATACTGTTTATCGTGGAATTAAAAAACCTCTAAATTTTATTGACAAACTATTTAATGTAAAAAATTCAACAATACACGGGTGGCATGGTTCAATTGCTGAATTAATTCCTAATTTTTTTGGATTTTTACTTGGACAAAGTATAAATAAAAAATTAATACATAATTAATACATAATTAATACATAATTAATACATAATTAATACATAATAACTAATTGGCTTTATAGAATTTAATACATAATAGTATTATTATAAAAATAATATGCTATATTATAAAATATTTTATAAAATAATATATAATATATAATATATAATATATAATATTTTATAAAAATAATATAATACTATTATAATATACTATTATGGGTAAAAAATATAAAAAAATTAGTGGGTTTTTTGAAAAATATAGTATAATTAAGATTTTAAAAAATGTAAGCACAAGCAAAATATTGTTAGGTATATTTATGATTTTTATGAATATTGGTTCAAGATATATTGAGCTAAAATTAACAAATGGACAAGAAATGATATTAAAAAATATAGCCCGTGAAGTCCTAATTTTTACAATTTCTTTTATTGCCACAAAAGACTTATTAACCTCTTTTGCTATAACAGCCGTTTTCATAATTTTAGCAAATTTTGTATTTAATGAAAAATCAAAATATAGCATATTACCCGATAAATATAAAAAATTAGCCTCAATGATTGATACAAATAAGGATAAAGTAATTTCAGATGATGAAATTAACAAAGCATATGAAATATTAAATAAAGCTCGCGGTCAAATCGATAATTACAAAAAATTAGAAAAAATAGAAGCTTTTAACAATATTAGTAAGTAATAACAGTAAATAATTATTAATTAATTTAAGTAATTTAATTAATAAATATTTATATGTATATTAACTATACATATAAATATGTCAGGTATATCAAGAAAAGTATATAAAATAAACATTAAATTAACAAATAATGATGAAAATGATGAAAAAGAATTTGTTATTGACAATATAAGCCAAATATTATTGCAAAATTTTGCTGAGTTATCTAATAATGCATTACCACATGGTTTAACTGAAAATAATCATATTTATATGTTGAAAGACAATTATTATATTGATAATGAAATATTAAAAAGTATAAGAGGGTCTAAAGGAGAAAAAACTAAATATGAGTTTAAAAATTTTAGCGCTACAGGTGCAGCACAAATTGGTAATGAGTTTTATAAACCTATTTTACGTTATTATGATAATACTATTAAAATTGAAGTATTAACACAAATTTTAAAATTTGCACTAGAGGCTATAGACTATAGCAAAAAATTTGCAGATAAGCCTAGCGACGAAGAACAACGAGAAAAAGAAGATAAAAAAAGTTTATTAAAGATAAAACAAACTGAGTTAACTACATTACCAAAATATCAACCACCAACTAGAGATGAAACTATAAATGAAAACATAAATGAATTATTTGATGACATACTAAAAATATTAGTTGAAAAAAATGTAATGTCTTATTTAAAAACAATATATGAAAATACTAATGATAAGAGTGAAACTATGCTTAAGTTTCGAAATAATTTAACTAATATTATGTTAAAAATTAATTCAGGTCCAGAAACAAATATTAATCTTAATAAACTTGAAACATATCGCTATTTTTTGGACGACAAAAATATTGATGCAATTTTTGAAACTATACAAAATAATATAGCACTAGCATCAAAGAGTAGCCAACAAGGAAGTTATGGTTATAATATTCGTCCTAACTTGCTCAATACTCCAGAAATGTTCAAGCAAATAATAAAAGAAAATATTAAATATGTGTATCCAGATAAAACAAATATTGAAACATTAGCTGAAAGCGAAGAGCAGGATATATTATTATTTAACAACATTTTATATATTCTTAAAAAAATTTATTTATTGGATACTACAATTATTAGTGTTAACATTGATGATAAAAATAAAGATACAACAAAGAAATTCTTTATTAAAAATCTTACATTAGAAGAAAGTAACCCCTTTAAGATAGATAAAATTAAAAATGAAAACGTTAAATTTTATAATGCGTTCATAAACTTTAAATGCGATATAAAATATATTAATGAAAATCCATTATTAAAGATCAATTATATAATAGATGACACAGAAATTTTAGACAAAACTAATCATTTAAAAGTCATCGAATTTGAACCAAAGAATTTCAATAAGAACCAAGACTTTAATAAATATAGTTCAACATATATTTATGATACATTTGATTATAAGCCCAATGAAAGTAAAATAAATAAAATTTTAAATACAATAAAAATGCAAAAAATTATAAAGACTAAAGAAGAGCTATTTTATAACGATATAGCATTAAATGAATTTAATGATTTATTAAATATAAAGTTTAAGGCAGACACTGTTCCAACTAAAGATGAAGAAATAAAAAAAACAAAAATTGGTCCAAATATAGTATATTTTTTGAAAAATATACTAAAGTTGTATAATGGTAAAGAAATTACACATTCTAATAGCAGTTACTTTGTTTATGATACATTAATTACTAATGATATTAGTAGTAATATTAATAGTAATCCTACTAATTCAGTATTAAATTTTTATAGTATTTCTGAAAATAAAACTATTAAATATAATAATTTTAAAGGTGAAAGAATTCTAAAGAATTTTTCTAAAAGATTGGATGCATTACAATTACAAACTACAACACCTTACACCGATAAATTTGATGTTTATAAAGTTGAGTCAAGAGACAATAGAATTACAAGAAATAGTTATTATATTTTTATATTGTTTATATGTTACAAAGCAGACGAAAAAGGTAATAAACCAAGTTTGCAAAAGCGTTTAATTGGTGAAGTTTGTTTAAATAGAGCTAAAATATTAGATAAAGCTTTTTATAACCCAATTTATAGTAAATTCAATATTTCTGAAACGTATTTATATAATAAACTTATAAACTTACAAAAACCAAAACAAGCAAAAACTGCTAAAAATAAAGACATTCCTCCAAATCCAACTTTAGATGCACGGCCTAATTTAGATGCACGGCCTAATTTAGATGCAAAACCACCTTTACAAGAAAAAATAAGTGGTGGAAACAAAAATCATACACGAAAAAAAATTAGGCGAAATTAGGAGGAATTAGGAATTTTTCTTTTTTTAATATTTTTTTCTCTTTTTTCTTTTTTATATTCTTTTTATATATATATTTATATAATGGCTAAACGTGGATTTGTAAAATCTATTCAAAAAGCTGGTTCTATGAAAAAACTGTCTGCTACATTTATAAGTTTAGCGTTCTTATTTGTAATAAGTATAGTACTACACTTTGTATTTAACAAACAATTTAGAGAAGGCAACGCAAATATGAAGGACGCGCCACCTGTTACACCAAATAAGAAGAACGTAAAAGATGAAGAAGATGAAGCAAATGATTAAGGAAACAAAATTATAAAATTATAAAATTATAACATTATATGACTTTATAATTTTATATTTTTAGCTAATAAAAATTGATAACTTTGTATAGCTGTTAATGTTAGCTATTAACGCTAACTAATATGCTTCACAAGTTAAATGATTTAGAATTGGTTAAAGTAGTGTCTAGACCCTCCAAAGTATGTAAAACTCCGTATGTTGCTGATATAGAGCTTAGTGACGGATCTATTGTTCAAGCTCATTGTGCTTCGCTAGGTTGTTGTGGACTATGCGAAAAGGATTGTTATGTTTATGCCTCTCCTATAAAATCTAATTGTGCTCAGTCTAAATCGAAGGTTTGTTCTTATAAGATTTATTTGGCGCGTTTTTATGAAGAAAAAGTCATAGCTAATCAGCTTATAACTAATAATCAATTGATTGGTATTGATCCTAAGTTAGCTGAAACATTGGTTGAAAATGCATTAACGCAAAATTGTTTGAAAACATTGTCTAATATTAAGAGCTATAAGAGAGAAGTTAGTTTGCTAAATTCGCGTTTTGATTTTGCAGGAATAGACGACCAAGGCAAATATTTTGTGTTAGAAGTCAAAAATGTTCCACTTGCTGATTATGCTGATGTATCAAGCACTGATCGCAAGAAGATGATTAAAAACGGAGATTTTGCTAGTATTGCTATTAATCAAAAAATCTCTTATTTTCCAGACGGTTACAGGAAGAAGAAGGAAGCTCTTGTTAGCGAACGCGCATTAAAACATATTAATGAGCTGGCTGAAATCACTCAGTCAAAAATTACTAGACCTATTATTTGTTTTGTTGTTCAGCGAACCGACGTTTCTAGTTTTCAAGCGTCGTTATTAGACCCTATTTATAGAGCTGCCTTTACTGATGCTGTTAAGCAAGGTGTAGAAGTTATAGTATTGGTTGTATTATGGAATGCAAATGGAGAGGCTAGTTTTGTAAGTTGCGATTTGCCTGTAAATTAATTATTTGCTGAGTAAAAATATAACTGGAATTGCACATATCATAGCCATTAAAGGAGCAGAAAACATATTACTAGAACCAGGTTCCGGAACAGGTTCTCTCGCTATTTCTCTCGCTATTTCTCTTTTTTCTATAGGTGCTTGCACTGCTTCTTGTGGTGGTCTTGCTTCTACTACCTGTGTTGGTGGTCTTGCTTCTACTACCTGTGTTGGTTGTCTTGTTTCTACTACCTGTGTTGGTATTATTTCTACTACCTGTGTTGGTGGTCTTGCTTCTGCTCCTTGTGTTGGTGGTCTTGCTTCTGCTCCTTGTGTTGGTGGTCTTGCTTCTGCACCTTGTGCTGGTATTATTGCTGGTATTATTGCTGGTATTTGTTCTGGTATTATTTCAGGTACTTGTGTTGGAACTTGTGCTGGTATTATTTCAGGTACTTGTGTAGGAACTTGTGCTGGTATTATTTCAGGTACTTGTGTTGGAACTTGTGCTGGTATTATTTCGGGTGCTTGTGCTGGTATTATTGCTGGTATTATTTCAGGTACTTGTGCTGGTATTTGTACTTGTGTCTGTGCTTGTGCTGGTATTTGTACTTGTGTCTGTACTTGTGCTGGTACTTGTACTTGTGTCTGTGCTGGTACTTGTGCTGGTAGTGGTTCTATTATGTCATAATTTATTATTGATTGACGTCTTGTTTGTATAACTGCTGTTCTCGTTTTTAATTCTATTAATACAGGCAAATGGTCTGATGATGGAAATAAGTGTTCGGATTGTGGTATATAATTATTTTTTTCTATAGTTAAACTTGAATTAACTAAAATATAATCTCCGTTATCGGGTGGATTAGTGTTTGGTGTCTCTCTACAACATGTCTTTGGTGGCTCTGCATTACATTTTACTACTATATCTTTTAAAGTAGGTATATTTGTATGCTTAAAAGGGTATAAGCCTTGCCAATAATTCTTTAAACCACGATCGTTAAAATCGCCAGCAACAATTACATTGTATTTATTCAAGTTCCACTGAATATCAATACGCGTTTTTAAGTGTTGAGCGCCTTCTTGTTCTGTCTTTTCAATAGCAAAAAAAGTATTAAATTTACTTGCTAATTGACGTTCAAGGTCGTCTTTACTTACACCATCTGCATTATGTAAATTAATAAATATGTAAAACTCAGAAGTTATTTTATTTTTTAAATATATAATATGATAAGGGCGTCCGCGCTTACCATTAATAATAATAGTATAAGTAACAACAGCTAGTGCATCATATTTGTCTTTATTGTAAAATGTAACTAAATCAGACGACCCTATTCTATGATGAACATAGCCCATAGCCCTTAATTTATTAGACTGGTTATAAATTGTTTTCCATTTTTCTGCTTCTTGTATAGCAACAAAATCATAGTCAATAATAAGGCTATCTATTACTTTTATAACATTAGTCGAACAAATATTTAACTTAGTTATAGGATCACTTGGTATTCTTGAACAAGATGCTCCTAAAATAGGGGCACTACCTGTTGCAACTCCTTTCATCGCCTGCCAACATATATTCCAACATAACACATTTATACTCTCATTTCCTCCAACTTGTTTCAACTTGTTTTTATTTTTTAAAGTTTTTTTTACAGTTTTATTCATATATAAACATACATAACGTATATATTTTAAAATATAAACTTTAACAAAAATATTTAAATAGTACTTGATAAAATAGTATAATCAATATTTTTTATATGTATAGCATATTGTTGTATGCATTAGCTTATAGTTTGCCTGCCTTACATAAAGTATATAGCGGTTGTCTTGTTATTCCATTAATAGGAAAACAAAATATAGAATTTGAGAGATTAAAAGAAAATACTTCGCGAGTTAGATTATATGGACTAATAAATTGCAATGGATTAGTTTATAATGATGACGACACAGCTATGACCTATGAATTAGACCCTTATTTAAAAAATATTATGACTAAATATAGATGTACTATTGATGCACCTTATTATGATGTAAATAACGATACTATTTTATTTGTATTAAAAATAAATATGCTTGGATTAACCAAAAGTATTAAATTGCATAATACTAAGTAAGCAAATTCGTTATTTGTAAATTAATTATATATACATTTATATAATTAATGTCAACTATACTAGAAGATTATGGAAATGAAACTGTAATAAACTTCATACAAGGTACGATAAAGAATAATAACAATGTAGAAAAAGATATTTTGGACAAAATAAATTATGTAGAGGATAAACTTAACACGGAGGATATTATTGAAGGCAATATTATAGAGGATCGTTCATCGCAAGGATTTTATTATGAACGGTTATGGGATATATGTATTAAATTTGGTGCTACAGAATTAACTCTTCCAAGTATTAAGGACAAACTACAAACAAGACATATTATAGGTATAAATCCTAATAAGGATAATATTCCTATTGAAAATAGTAATTGTTGGGATAATAATAAATTAAATAAAACACCAGGAGGGTATTTAAGTGAAAAAGTACGAAGCGGTAATAGTGGTGGATATTCAGATATAACCTTTGTAAATCAAAAATATGATATTAATGGTGCTAAAATTGGAGAAGAAGAATTATATTTTATTTCTGTAAAATATTTTAAAGATGAAAAAGAAATAGCTAAATATGATATCGGTAAATTATGTGCTTTAGTAGAAAAACATAAAGCAACAAATAGAACTATAAAAATATTTATTTTTGTTAAAAATAAACAAAATGCAATTAAAAAGTTTGAAGCGCAAAATTCTTCAAGTAATATTTTAATAAAATATATTAATCCCGATGGTAAATATGAACATATTTATGATTTAACTGATTTACAAAACGCATATTTTAAACTAAAGAAAATATTAGAGCAATTTAATTATTTAGAATCCACTGATTATATTTCAAAATTTGAAAAAGATTATTTGAAAGTATTAAAAGAGGTTTTTATACCAAGATTTCATCAAAAATTATTTGTAGGTAAAATAGATACACTTATTAAAGATGGTGAAAAAAATATATTAGTCGGTGCAATACCTCGCTCTGGCAAATCATTTGTAATGGCGGGAACAATATTAGAATATATAAAAAGTCAAGAACCATTACAACCAAATAAAAAATTTAGATTTTTATTAATGACACCCGCACCGAATGAGACATTTGGAGAATATGAAGCCATTTTTAATAAATATATTGAGTTTAATGGAATAGATGTTGTTACATATAAAGATGAAATTAATATTAAAGAAATATGCAAAAATAATACTAACCATTGCATTATAATCATATCAAAGCAAAAACTTGGATGGTCTGCCGGAAGTAAAGGCGAAGAATTATTAGCAAAAGAAGACGTACAACAAGAGAAAGACGAAGAAGTGGAAGACGAAGTGGAAGACGAAGTAGAAGACGAAGTAGAAGATGAAGTAGAAGATGAAGTAGAAGATGAAGTAGAAGATACAAAAGATATTAAAACAATTAAGCAACGTGTAAACAAATTGTTTGGAACAAATCCTAATATAGATGTTATGTTTTTAGATGAAGCTCATTTTGGTATGAGCACAACAAAAGCACAAAATATTGTTAAACTATTAAATAGCACAATTGCTAGCACAGTTAAGATATATGTTACAGCAACATATAATAAGCCATTGCAAGCATATGGTGTAAAAGAGAATTGTATAATTACCTGGAGTTTGAATGATATTCATATAATGAAAACACTTAGCGGAGACACAATAAATAATAATGCCATACGCGAGCAATTTGGTGAAAAAATTTATGAAAATGCATTAGAATATTTTGGAGATAAAACGGGATTAACGCTTGTTACTAAATTTCAAAAAGACTATTCTATTTTTCCAAAACCATATTTAATTACATCGTTATGGGATAAAGAATTTTTGAGTATTGAAAAATTAAAAATTGGCGATACTGAATTTGATTGGAATATGAATACATTATTTGATACAAACGGAGATAGCACTACTTTCGCAAATGACGAACAAATGAAAGAAATGATGCGTTATTATTTTGGTTATCCAGATAAAAAAAAATCTTATATTGACCAAACTTTTTATAGAAAAAGAGGCATAATACCACGTATTCAAAATATATGTTTGAATAAATGTAGGACATTACAACAACAACATAATACTAGCCAGTTATGGTTTTTACCTGTAGGAACTAGTAAAATTAAAAATAAAGTTGTAGCACTAATTAATTTATTAACAGCAAATGAGTTTAAAGATATTAAAAACAAATATCATTTTTTTATAGCAATTGATATTGAAGATAAAGCAAAAGCAGGAAAAACTATTGATGGGGTTACGTATATGAACAATCCACATAACATCAAAGCAGATATAGAAAAAGTAGAAAAAGATATAAAAGCCGGAAAAGTAAAACAAGACAATTTAATTATTTTAACAGGACAAAGGCTACAGCTTGGAATATCACTACGTAATGTTGATATTGTTACATTGTGGAATTCTACTTCTAGTAGTGACGCTATTTTTCAAATGCTTTTTAGATCTATGACAGAAGTTGATGGATTAACATGCGAAGAGAATGAATATTGTCCTACGAAAAGATTTGGATTTATGGTTGATATGAACCCTCAAAGAGCATTACTAAACGTAAATTTATTTGACACAAATATATCCAAAAATAAAGATATTGATAGCACGCAAAAATATCGTCTAATTACAGATTTAATAAATATTGATGAAGATGTATTATATGATAAATATGGCGATGATGAAAAAAGCAGAAATGAATTTGTAAAAGAATTGTTTAATAAATTATACGCATCATGGAATATAAATGTAGAAAATATTAAAAAAGTTATTACTGCATTTACATTTGATATGATAAAATTAGAAGCACTAAAACCTGTATTTCAACAAATAAATATAGGAAAAAATAGAAAAAAAAATGATGAAATAGATATAAAAAAGGACGATGAAATGTTTACTCCTGGTAAAAAGAAGGAAAAAATTGGAGAAATAAAGATAAAAGAGGACGAAAAGACCATTGAAGAAAAAGAAATTAATTTACAAGAAATTGCTGCAGAACTAATCAGTGAATTTATATCGCTATTGAATATTTTTACACTTTATGTGGATAATGGTGCTCAATGTATTTTAACTGATAGTTCCAAATCAAACGCACAAATTACTTTAATAGATGATATTTATATTCTAAAAAATGAGGTTTTTAAAAATGAAGAAATTAAAGATAATTTTTTGAAAATATTAAATGGACGATTATCTGGAAATGCAGATGAACCTTATCCAGAAAAAGTAATTCAAGATGTATTGGATGCTATGGATAGTTCTGATGATAAATTAATTATGAATAAAATAATTTTGTCACAAAAGAAACACTATTATACAATAAATGAACCCACCGAACTATTAAATTATATTGATACTCAGTTAAAACCAAAAGATAAAGAAAAAAAAGAAAATGGGGAAGTATTTACACCCTTAACATTAGTTAATGAAATGATGACTAAATTAGATGATGCATATATAAAGGAACATGGAAAAAGTATATTTACAGAAGTTGAATTTAAGTGGTTTGACCCAGCGGTGGGTATTGGAAACTTCCCTATTATACTTTATCAACGCTTAATGAAAGGACTTGTCGAAAGTATAAAAGACGAAGAAGAACGAAGAAAGCATATTTTGGAACAAATGATATATGCATCTGAACTTACACCAAAAAATGTTTTTATTTATAAAAAAATACTTTGTGGGGACAAATACAAGTTAAATATTTATAACGGCGATACTTTGAAAATGGATGTAAAAAAAGAGTTTAACTTATTGGAAGATTTTAAAGGATTTGATGTGGTTTTGGGAAATCCACCATTTCAAGGTTCTGGTCGTAAGAAAACATACATTGATTTTATAAAAAATATGATATTAAGTAACTTGAAAAAAGATGGATATTTATTATTTATAACTCCTAAATTATCACTATTATATTTATTAGGTAGTAGTATATCTCAACAAACAATACCTCAACTATATAATATATTATATATTAATACAAGTGATACTATCAAAAGTAAGTATTTTAAGAATATTGGTAGTGATTTTACATATTTTGTATTACAAAATAATACAAACTATAGTAAAACAACATTTATTTTTGATGATGATACAATAGATTATGAATATATTTTGGTTTTTGATTCTATATTACAAACAAAAACAAGACCAAATAATATTAGTAATACTGATACAAATGATAGTAATATTATTAATAAGTTAATAAAAATAAATAGCAACGAATGGAAAAGAAAAGCAGCACGAATAAGTGAAAATTTGCAAGACAATGAGAGTAACACTCATAAGCATAAAATAATATATAAATTAAAAACAGATCCTAAAAATGATGAAATAAAATGGTCTAGTAAAACACATCCAGATATGGATAAGTTTAAAGTATTATATCCAACATTAGGCAAACGAATTTTAATTGATGATAATAGAAATTTGTTTCCAGGAACAAGTTTTGTAGTATATATTACTTGTGAAACATTAAATGAATGTAAAAATATAGAAAAATTAATGAATAGTAAGTTATTTAAATATTTAGAATATATGTTTAAAACACAGCGTTCTCCGAGAGATTACATAATGAGAAACTTGATAAAACCATCAAGTTTTGATATTATAATTGTTAACGATGAAGATATTTATAAATATTTTGGATTGACTAGCGAAGAAATATCAATAATTGAACAAAAAACTTTTGATAGTGCTCCGACACTGGATATGACAAAAGATATAATCACTTCATCTACTAGCTTAGATAAAATATATAACCCTTTAACAAGCCGATATATAAAAAATACACCATCAAATCAAAAAAAAATAGAACAATTATCGTTAAAAAAAACAGCAGGAAAAGGAGGAAAAAATAAGAAAACAAGAAATAAAAAATCACAAAAACAAAAATACAAGAAATCAAGAAGTAATAAAACTAGAAGTAAGAAAACAAGAAAATTAAAGCATAAAAACTAAGTTAATTTGCACTGCTAGTAACATTATTAATTATATTATTATTATAATAACTATGGACTATTATGTGTGCAATTATTGGCGCAACATACCATAACTCGCCAAAAATGCTATTTAGTTTGCTATCCAAATTAGCATTTAAAAAAGGAATTGCGACTAAGCTTGTTCCTAGTCCAATTATAAATTGTTGCGTGACTCTCAATTTCTTTTTATAAATATTAAAATAATGTCTAGGAGTATGGACCAGCGTTAAATAGCATTTACTTAGCAAAGGCCATTTAAGCCAAGCTAAGTGAAATAGCGAACTCCAAGAATATTTATAAATCTTATTTCTAATATTAAAGTCATCGGCAATATGATAAATAGAAAACACGATTAATAGCGTTACTCGTTGAAAAAAGGAGCAATAATATATACATAATCCGCTAAAAAAATTACTTGCTAATGTTGCATATGGGCTAACTATTAGGCTGGTTGCTCCGTGGCCAAATGTCGGAATTAATAGCGGGTATTTTATTAACATCATCATTAATATTATTATACATAATTAATAATATTATTATACATAATTAATAATAGTATTATACATAATTAATAATAGTATTATACATAATTTATTCTAAGAGTTATTTAAAAATTTTCATAATATTAAACATCTTCAATCAAATATTAATTTATGAAATCTTTCTATAACCCATGGAGTCATTGGATACATTTCATTTTCTAATATTTTAATAATATTTAAATAAAACTCTTTTGGTCTTTGTAATATTTTTTTTTTCGATACAATAAATTGAGCACCAGCACCAAATAAAAAATTATTATTATCTTTTTTTTCACCAAATATTTTTTCGTATGTTTCTATTAATGGTAAGCCTGGATGATGTATACATCCTTTTATATTACAAGATATAATCCATTCACTTAAAAATTCAAAATCAATATTTAACTCTTTATTATTGATATAATTATTTAAATTAGATATTATATTTGGTGAATGGTCAAATGGATTTCCTTGTAAAAAAATTGTATATTCTGCTAAATTATTATAATTATCATAAATATGTTTATAATAGGTATGGGGCTCTCTACCTACATTATTTAAAAAAATTTGATTAACATCGTCTGTTAATGGATAACCTTTATTATAAACAAATACGTTTGAAAATTGTTTTGTCCATTCTATATTTTCGTTATATCTTGCTACTACAATACAAATGTTCATTGAATTTAAATATATATACTTTAACTATTTATAATTTGATTATTTATAATTTGATTATTTATAATTTGATTATTTATAATTTGA